TTAGAAGCAGATGGTTTGTTTTTCTCTGCTGCCAGTGTTTTCAACTCTTCGCGCAGTGCGTCTGCTTCATCGTCAAGCGTTTGCAGCCATGCCTTAGTAGCATTTTTTGCAAGTGCAAGTTCTCGCCGTGTACGTGGCCTGTCGGTGATGTCGTCAATTTCCAGCAGCCTGGCAATGATTACCTGCCTGCGCGTTGGTGCTGGCGTCTCTCCTGGTGCCGTGTATTGCTTTTCTTCGGTGAAACCGTTTCCATGGATGATGCGGATCATGTCGCCATCAATTGGGTCTTGGTTCTCTCGGGATAAATTGATTATTTGCATCACACATCCAATTTGTAGGTTGCGCCGCAGTTCTTGTCGTTGGCAGTGCCCGATAGCAGATTGCACTTCACCTCAACAACAAGACTTGATTCAAAACGCAACATGGCGAGTTGGTTGCTCATGATTGCGGTTTCGGATGGGACACCTAAAAAGTCATTTGCTGCGCCGCCGTATTGACGAACACCGCCAATCTTTGCATTCGGGAATGCAGCATCAAATGAACCATTTGGAACAATGATGTCCCCGGCAACTGCTGCAGTGGTAGAGGCTGCAATGCTTGTCCCCATAGTCACTGCCCCAAGAACCATGCGCCATGCCAATGTCTGGTTAGCACTTGGCGCAATAACGTATTGCGTCCCGTCTACAGTGATACGGAATGTGGGTATAAATCCAGCGGTATGCGTTGTAGATATGACGTTGAAAAGAAAGCCTGCACCGGACAGACTACATACCGTAACGTATGTATCAGCGACTGTGATTGCGGCAGTAGCTCCGTCTCTAGCTAAAGCCGTCCAGAACCCCGCAACGCTTGCCAATTGCTGGGTGGTTCCGGTGTTCTTGATGTTTAGAGAAGCCTCGCGCACGCTCAGCAAAGGCATGTGCTTCGGGTTGGTGATGAAACGGCTACCACTAGCAACCGTTAGGGACCGTGCGTCACCCCAGCTCATGCTGTCAAGTCTCCAGCGGTAGGCAACACGTAGATTGCGTTTGCCACCGTCACGCCAATGCAGGCCGTTATCTTGTAGTTTGGCGGGACCATCAAAGAGCCTCCGTCAAGCGCTTTTGTGAAGAAGTCTGCCGTGGTGTTGATTTCGCTGGTCATCGTGTTGGCTGGAACGTTGATAGTCTTAATCAGCGCGTTATTTGTGGCTGTCGTTGTGGCCCCGCCGTTGTTCAGGAACAGTTTCAAGGTAGTTGCAACTGATGTGCCCGTGTAGGCCACATTCACGCCATCAAACTTTGCGCCATCTGAGCCAGCGGTCAAAAGCGTGACTACTGTTCCGGTGCCGTCTTTGCCCGTGTTAGCAGTGGCGAGCGTTTGCCCAACTGTTGCAACTGGCGTCTTTGGGTAGACTGGTTTTGTATTTGCGGCCATTTAGAAAGCTCCGTAAAGTGAATTGAGGTAAATGTCAGACCCAACCGCAGAAGCTGGCTGAAAAGAAACGTTTGTGCCGTCCGAGTAGAGATAGGTGTCTGCTACCTGTGCGGGAAGCACCGCAGTAATGCCGGATGCATTCAGAATCGCGGCCTGCACCATCGACGTAGTAGCAAGCAAGAAGTTGCTGTTACTAGTAGCTGCGTAGCTCACGCCTGTGATGCTTGGCAGCGTCATTTGGATGGTGTACTTGAGCAATCGAATGTGATCGTCGCCCTCGCTCTTGGGGTCTGTTGCGCTGGGCTTTGTGGGGTCAAGCTGGCTTATGTTGGTTGCTGATTCGACGGACATACTTAGCGCCTCGGTTTGATTTGCATGGAGCCGGTAGCGGGCTGGCCTTTGCGCTCTGATGCTCTGCGCACCGAGTCAATCAACGCACCTACCATTGGCGTTAGCGTTGCAACCTCTTGCGCGTCACGGATGTATTTGGCGGCTTCTAGTGCCGTGGAATACAGGTAAAGATCGGGCGCATTGGTGAGCAGCCAATTTGTTGTGTTGCTGTCGCTCAGTGCGGCAAGATTCGGAATGTAGTAAAGCGTGTAAGGCTGACCAGTTGACGCGCCCCAGATGCGCAGCTTGTTGCTTTCTAGCGCGTACTCTGTCGGGTAGCTTTGGCCTGTTGGCGTGTAGTCTTGTGCCCTGTAGTCAAGCGAGTATTCAGCGCTGCCAGCCACAGCAGTGACACGCTGCACGGTTCCATAATCAGCCGGTAGCGTTGCATATTCGCCTGTCGTTGTTCCAGTGACAGAGACAGCCATGTCCTTGACATGAAGCTCACGAAATAGGGTTGATTCCGCAAGCGCAATAAAACCCGGCATCTTGGCCGATAGGTCATTGCGGTGCAGGTAGTCTGCCGCGTCAGTTTGGAGCGTGGCGTAAGTCATTATTTGAGGAATTTGTCAAACGTCACCAGCTTTGGGTTGTCGCGCAGCCAGGACAGAATTTGATGCTTGCGTTCTTCTGCGCTTTTGTAGGTGTCGTTGATGCGGGTCAACTCTGCAATTGGGATGATTCCAACAAATCGGCCGTCACCCCAACGCTGGCCTTCTGATGCAACTCGGGCTTGTTGTGCGGCCTCCAGCAATGGAGCCGCGTCATAGGTCAGCTTCGTAACGGCCTGATCGCCTTCAAGGATGATTTGACGTTGAATGCCAAACCCATTAACACCCTCGTTTATCGTGACGTTTGAATCAAGTTCCACGCGCTTACCTCTTTTGAAATGGAGAGGGGCATCGCACCCCATCGGCTCCCTTTAACGCAGGGAACTAGCTCGGCCACTCGTTTAAGGTGTCAGGTTCGTGATCTTGGCTTGTGCTGTTGGAGCGCGAACGGTCAAGCAGCAATCGGCGGTAATCAGAATCTTGTCGCTGTCGCCTGTCTTGGCAAGGTCGGTGGTTTTGAAGCCATCCAGGAAAGCCAAGTCCAAGTAGTCAGTGTTCAGCACATAGGCTGTATCGGAACCCGCAAGCAGGTAATGCGGAACCACAGTCAAGCCACCGAAGTCGGACAGATAGACCTCTGCACCGCCAACAATGGTTGCTTGCGCGTTCTTGCCGCTCTTTACGTCAATGCGGTTTTGGGCCACAGATGCAAAAGCAGAGAACAGCGCTTTGTGCGAAGGAGAAACCACCAACATTTCGGCAAACTGGCCAGATGTTGTGTAGATGTTCTGGCATGCGGTGTCCAGAAGCGCCTTGGTAAACGTGCGGTTTGTACCGGCTGTGATGGCGGCAGTAGGAGCGCCAGAAGTCCACGCAGCGGTAGCGCCTGCGCCGTTGTGCAACGGGTTAGAAACGCACTGCACACCCAAGCCACCGGATTGACCGGCTACAGAGGTAGTAGCAGCAATCGCCACTTGGGTTGGAGACAATACCATTGCTTCGATGTTGCGCTTCAACTCAAGCATTTTCTTGCCCTTGAGGTAGCCCATCTCCATCGTGCGGCCTGCCTTCTTCACGATGTTGGCTCGGCGAGAAACGCCGACCGTACCGTTAAAGATTTGCAAGTGATTGCCAATGCGAGCCGTTGCCACTTGTGCATCCAGCGTCACATCGTCACCGTCGATCATCTTGTTAGATGCCGAAGCAGCAGCGAGCGAGTCTGTTTGCCATTCGTGGAAATCTGTCACCGCAGTGACGCGGCCCATTGCCGAAGAAAGAGGGGTTTCTGTGGGCGAAGTGTTGAAGATTTTGTCCATCAAATCTTCACGATTGCCCTTGAGGGATGCTTTTTGATATAGGTTGGTTGGGACTGCCATTTTTGATACTCCGAATTAGGTTAGAAATGCAACCAAGTCCTTGAGCTTTGCAGTGCCGTTTGTGAACTTGCGTTCTAGGGTCTGCTGTTTGCGCTCTTGGCTGGGTGCCGTCTGTCGTTGTGGCATGCGTGGCGCATCGGCTACCTTTCGGGTAACGTCTGCTTTTTGCGACTTGAGCGCCTGGTACGCCTGCGCATCGCGCATCATTCGTACTAGTCGGTGGTCGTACACGTTGCCAAGTTCTTCAGGCGTGAATCCATAGGATTTGCTAACGCCGTCATAAATCTTGGCAAGCTGCGGCTTATCAATCTTTTCCTTCTGCAACACTTCCCAGGTCTTCTGGAATTGCTGCTGAAGCGATTGCGCCCGGTGTGCTTCGGCCTCCTGCGCTGCGCGTTGCTTTTCACCATTGATCTGATGATCAAGCTGGTTCAAGTACGCATTTACGCTCTGTTGTCGCTGGTTCTCTGCCACCCATGCCGCAGGGTCTGAGTGCGCAAGCTGCGCCATCTCGTCGCCTGATTTAAGACCCGCCATCTGCACCAAAGCTGCGCGGGTTAACTCCGCTTGGCTCAGATACTGATTTCGTATCTCGTCATGTTTTGTCTTCAGGAAATTGACCGCTTGAGACTCGCGCTCGGCTAGAGCTTGGGTCTTTTTGGTGTAGTCCTTTTGGCGTAGATAGGAGGCTGCGATTTCTTCGGTGGATGCCTCTACCGTTTCTTCGGTGCCGTCTTCGCCTTTCACCTTAAAGGTGATCTTTGTGTCAACGGGTGCAGGTTCCTCTTCCGATTCCTCGGCTTCGTCTTCCTGTTCGTCGCTTGCTTCCTCTTCCGTGTCGCTCTCGGCGGTGGAATCGTCAGCCGGGTTTGCTTCTATCTCTTCTGTGGATTCCTCTTCAGGAGTGTCCGAGAGAAAAGAAGCGAGGTCATCTAGTCCACCTGATTCGGGTGCAGATTCTGCTTGTCCGTCCATGATGTTCCTATGTTCAACGCGCCCATATCACCAAGAGCGTTGGCAGAAGCATTTGGATATGCACTCGTTGAATGCGTATCTAATGCTCCCGATTGGGTAGGTGATTACCCGGTAACCTTGCGAACCCAGCGCCTAGACGGGGATTCGTCTCTTATCGCGTCAAGATCAAGCTTGTTCTGTGCAAGCTTTCCGTTCTCAATCATTCCAAACAAAATGCTCTCAAACTTGTCTGTGAGCTTTGCCAATTGCAGCAATAGAACTTGGCCTTCACGGTCACGAACGGGGCATTGCTTCCACTGGTCAAGCACTACAGTTTTCAAGCCATCCATCGCAGCTTTAAAGGCTTCGTTTTCCAGTACCGCACTGGCTTCGCGCCCACGTAAAACTGCATGCTTTTCGTTCATGCGAGCATTATCAAATTTGGTAGAACTAGGCCATTAACAAAAGAAAGATCACGTCTTCTTCTTCCTGCATTTCTTGCGCAAGCGCCATCACTTGCATGATCTGCCCGAAGTCCTCCAAAGCTATTAGCTCTGGAATGTTTGCGGGTATCGAGAAACGCGCTACGGCTTCTGAAAGCTGGTCAACGTCAACCGTCTTGACTGGCGCAACAGTGATTACCTTCTCTCGGAGTCGCTTGCGTGCGCGTCGAGAGGTCTTCTGCGCTTGGCGAATTGCCTGCTCTGCCGCCTCTTCTGCCACGAGGTATGCATCAGCCTCTTGCGCCGTGTTAAACAACAGAATGCGTTTATTGCGCCTTATGTACCAAGGCTTTAGGACTACTTCGCCTGAATACCCTTGAACGGTAGGTTCTGGCGCTACTCCACCGCCAGCGCCATCGATTAAGCCTACCGCTAAAAGGTGTATCCACATTTCAAACGATGTTCAATCTATGGCAGGGTGAACGTGATCGTCTGCAAGTTATTTTCAACGTCTGGCACAGCTTCAGCCGCTACAGGCTCAAACGTGGCTGTCGTAGTTGTGGCAACTTCAACGATTACATCGCCTTGGGCCGCAGCCGCTGCGACGTTTGGCAAGTATCCAAGGCCAAGCACAACGGTGATGCCCTCGTCTTCCGTGGTTCCCGAGTTCTGCACGTTTCCGATGATGTTGTTCTCTTCATCGCGCAGCTTCATGGTGATAGTGACTGGTTTTCCCATTTTTCTCTCCCTGTTGATAATTCTTTAAGCAAAGAACAGATCGCCAACAACTGCACCTACAGTGGTTGCTGTTGCGTCTGCATCTGGCGAGCCGGTAACGATGGTCATGCCAATGCCAGTAGCGAAAGCAACGCCACCCTCTAACCCGCCGTCAGCTCTTCCGCCTGGAGGTATGGCAATGGTTCTAGCGACTCCAGTGCCAGCAGTTGGGAGCGTTGTTTGGTTGTGCAGCTTGACATACTGCCAAACGGCTGAGGTATTGCCAAATGACCAACGCAGCACGCGGCCAGCGCTTGCCTTAACGATAGTTGCGTTTGTGGTTGCAGCGCTTACAACGTGCGCCCCGCTTGCCGCGCCTGTCGCGTTTGCCCGGTACTGCTGGCCTACGTCGCCCATCAGTGTGGTACCGGCGTTTACAGCGACAGAGCCTAAGATGTTCTGATTCGTGATCAGCGGAACATAGGTAGTCTGAGCGCCCCATACGTTTAGCGTTGTAGTACCGGCTGTGGTAGCTGTTGTTAGACGAATGCGGCAGTAACGGGCCATTACATTGGTTGCGCGCATGCCTGCGGCATTGAACGTAGTGGACAGCGCTCCTGTTTCGCTGGCAAGTGTTGCGGTTATAGGCTGCGCGAAAGTTGGCTCATTGCTCCAAGCCACTGTGACTACGCCAGTCGTACCCATACTGTTGCACTGGATAAACAGGCTCCGAAGCTGAGAACAATCCAGTACGATCAAGTCAGTGTTAATAGCGATTACACCAGCTTGCGGGCCGTAGCTGAATTGCTGCAAAGGAGCTGCCGCTGCAACAATCTTTTCAGCGTCTGACATGACGCCGATCTCTAATTTGTTGTGGTTTTTGCCCGTGACATAGTCAACCGTAACTGTTGTACTGCTGGCCGGAGCCACTGCCCCGTTTATGCAAGTAACAGCGAACTCCATCTCGTCATGCTGCGCCGGAATAGAGCGGGTATGCTCTGCCACCACAACACCATTGACATAAAAACGGCATGACTCTGTTAGCTGCTCAATCCGGTAATCAGGGTTAAGCGCTGTTGTCAGGCCAAAAGGCAGTGTAACGGTTGTGCTTTCTGTTTCTGATGCGCTAGGGGTTGTGGTTGGGTTCCGTCCAGACTCACAAACAACAGTTGTTGCCGTAGTCCCGCTCAAACTGAAACGTGCAAACCATCTATCACTTGTGGCGAATGCCTCACTTAGCCCGATGCGAATTGTTTGGTTTGCTATGCGCTGGCTAATGTTGACTTTTGCACGCCCTATCTGTGGCGCATAGTCAATATCACGAACAATACGGGTAACTGCGTTTGCAGTTGTTCCTGTTGTCATGGCGCATTGGCCAGACGCAACAGAAATGCCACCACCTGATCCGGTTACAGGTCGTATCAGCGCACGGGAAGCCGCGCCACTGCTACCACCCGTGTAAGTTGTCCTAAGCGTGATCTGCGTGTCGCTATCAACGCTGGCAATACCCATCCAAGCCGATTCGCCATCAGCGTCAAGCTTGAAATAGTCTTTATAGTGAACATCAGCCGAAAGGAAACCAGAGCCTGTAACGGTATCGCCGGCAACAGTTACAGAGCCAATAGAGACTGCAAGCGATGTATTTGCGAAGTTGACTCGGAATGTGCCTTCATCTGTAGTCACCGCACCGCGTGTAATCAGTGCGCCGGATGGGTCTACGTGCAAAGGTAGATTGCTTGGGTCTGGGCTTCCGCTGTAGCCAGGCCAATACTCAGCGCCAACGGCCTGCAACGTTGTTGGAAGTGGGTTAGATGCGCTTACGTCGCCATCATTTACACCATCTGCACCAATAATGATCTTGGAGCGCGGGTATTTAACGCCTGCTATTTCATCGGCAGCAAACGTATCGCCACCAGCGCCAGGAGATGCGGTAAAGTTATCAGCCATTACGCAGCCCTTATTCCAATTGGTTTGCCGTTGCCATCCTTAACAATGACTTTCGGCGCGTTCATGTTTTGGGCTAGCTGCCCGATCATTTGCAGCGTTTCCATGTGCATCTGTGCGAGTTGGTCCATTGGGTTAGCTTTGCCCATTGCCAAATCATCTCCAACCTCTGCCAGCAATTCATCGCCTGACTGTTCATTGCCGATCTGAGCGATACGCAATTTCACCCGTGCATCTAGCTCGGCTTTCCACTTTTCAAACCCTAGACGCTGGCTTTCTAGCTGCGCGTCCATCTGCGCTTTCATCATCTCGCGCTCTGCGTCGCGTTGGTCGTTCGATGCCTGGAGTTCAAGCTGTGCGCGAGTCTCTTGCAGCTTGGCGTCTGCCTTGATCTGCTCAATCTCACGCGCCATCTGCGTCTCTGCCTGAAATTTGAGAATGTCGTTTTGTGATTCAGCCTGGAACTTCTGCGCGTCGTTCTGCGCTTTCATTTGGGCGATCTGGATTGCCTCTGGAGGGGGCGGAGGCGGTGGAGGTGGTTGCTTGCTTGGGTCTTGAATGAAGTTATCCACATCCTTAAATCCAGCGTTTTCGATCACCTTTGCTGATGTGTGATACAGGTGCCTAGGCGTTGCCAAACCAAACTGCATAGCCGCTGTCTGCATCTGGTAAATGTTCATCAACTGCGCGGCCTTCTGCTGCGTGTCGCCAGTACCTAGACCGACGTTAACCGTCATGTCGTAGCTGTCGCGCCATTCGTTTGGGTCGTACTCCACAAACTCATTGCGTAGCCTGAACGCGAGCTTTTCCATGCCGCCATCGGTAAGCAGCTTGAGAATGCCCTGAAATATGGGCTTTAGCAAAGTCTCAGCAGCTATTCGAGCTATCAATTCAATACGCTGCATTGCAGCGCTCTGGTCGATCTGTCGGCCTGTTGCCGTGTTGTTCAGGCTGTCAGGGTTCATGCCCTGCGAAGTGCGGGATACGCCCGTGCGCTCTTCCCGCATGCCTTTAACGTAATCCAGCATTGGCATGGAAGCAGCAGCAGCAAATGGCGTTACCTGCTCAGTGACTGCATTTGCGTCACGCTGCCGGATAACTCCACCTGGGCGACTATCCAACAGATCATCGATGTTTGCCAGTGGTGACCAATTGGCATCCGTCAGCACCTTTGTGCGCGGGTTGTTGGTCAGATAGAGATTGTTCAGCGTCTGACGCAATAGCTCAGTGTGCAGCCTTTGAAGGTCGCTCACAGCCTCGGCCATGCTCATACCGTCCCATCGGTGCGTGTTCAGTATCGGGCTGAATGTGGCAATGGGGACGTGTGAAGTAACCTCACACTTGAGAATCTTGTCCTTTAGGCGGTAGACGCATAAGCGCTCTGCAATGCCGTCACCATCCTTGTCGGCCAAGACAAACTCCACTCGCAGCCAGCCCTCAGCCATCGAATCATCTTCGGTGTCAGAGTCTGCAAAGGCCGTGGATGCGTCTATCTGGTCCTTTGTGAATAAGCGCGTGTCTCCGTCTGCGCTGTACTCTGTGGTATCGCTGGCCCTCAGTTCAGAAGGGTCGCAATTCAAGCCCATAGCCTGCAAATCGGTCATGTTCACGCGCATCATGCGTGCTACATAGGGACAATCGGCTAGGAGTGGGCTAGTCCAGTCACGCTCAACTAGCAAGTCTTCAGGGCTAAACGATTCCACCCGAATGACTGTCTTTTTCTCGGTCTTTTTAATGCGCCCGGTGTACCCCATCATGGGTGTACCGGTCATCAAGTCCATTTCTGGTTGCTGAGTTTGCGGGTTGATGACAGGTGCGGGGGTAGCCTCTTGAATCTCGCCATCTTCTGCGTCTTGCAGCAGCAATGCGATCATTTCTTCACTGGCGTTCTTGAACGGGATGCTTGAGACTGTTTCGATAGTCTCCTTGCGCCACATGGTCGCCGAGTTTTTAACCGTTAAAGCGTCTTTGAATGCCGTGTACAGCACCAAGAAACCATTGTTTTGCTTGAAGAACACATAGTTGCAAGCGTCAGTTGCCTGCTCTGCGCCTTTTACGTACTCTTGGCGCGTAGGCTCAAAAGAAACGGCCTTGTCTGTGCTGGAAAATGTCTTGAGTAGCGCCGGGAGAATCCACTCCACCGTATCGGATACGTCTGAAGCAACAATAGTGCTCCAGTTATCGTCCTCGTTGCCGTATGGCTGGCGGTAATACTCGCGCAAAGAGGTTTCGCGCTCTGTCCGTAGCTGTCCGTTAACGTATGCTGAAGCGTTCTGCTCCTTGCGGTTCAGCAACTCCAACAGTTGGTCATCGTCCATCTTTGACATAGGTTCCCCATCGCAATCACTGCGTTTGGTGAGGAATTATCAAATTTGGTAGAACTACGCGACTGTTCGCCGTGCGCCGTACTTGATGGGCTTTGCGCCTACAGACGCCCCTACAGACTCAGCAACGATTGCCATTAGTCCAAATGAGTCTGAGCCGTGGCTTGACCAATCGTGGTTAGGGCCTAGTCCGATTTCTCGCTTCTCGTCCTGCTTTTCGTGATACCAGCTAATGGCCTCAAGTCCTGCGCTACAGCCTTCAGCGTCTATCCACAAAGACGGGAACACTCGCTGTCCAGCACGAACGCGCATCATCGCAGCACCCTTGCCCTGGTTTGGCACAACTTCAACGGCATAGCCTGCGCTCTCGAACGCTTTCTTGTAAGACACATCGAACACCTTGTCCTGTGTGTCGCCGTCATGCGGTAGCCAGATGGTTGTATTACCACCTATGTAGCCATTCTCCCGCAGCCATTGCATGTGCGCTGATGCTGGCTGGCCCACGGCTTCGTAGTACTTCAAGGCACGGCGCTCCAACCCGATGAACTGCGCGACCCAGATAGTGAAAGCGTCTGCCCTCTGGCCTGTGCCGCCAATGTCGCAAAACGCCCGGTAGCTCATTAGAGGGTCAGGACCAACCCTGCCAATACGCCCCTCTGCCTTCGCCTGGGTAATGCTCTTGGCGTAGTAAGCGCCCTCCACTACTCCAACGTAGTCGCCTTCCCATATGTGTTCGTACTGGTCTGGACGCTCTTCTAGGTCGCGTTGACGCTTGCGCTCCAGCACTGCGGGAAACTTGGGGTTATCGCGCCAGTTTAGTACGCAACCCTTCACCCTCGGGTCTTTGGAGTGCCTAAACCGTTTTTCAACTGCGGCCTTTTTGCGCTTGGGGTTCCATGTAACCCATAGTTCGGCATTCCAAGCCTCTACGCCCTCGCCGCCCTCTTCCCGCAATGTTGGGTCAAGTGTGTTGAAGGCCTCGTCTGTGACTGGCTCGGCCTCGTCAATCCAGCATATGAGAATGCGGCCCTTAGACTTGACCGACGCAATGTTTCGATCTAGCCCAACGAAAGCAAACTCTATGTTGCCATCGTGGCTCTTGATGTAGTTCTGCCCTACATCGTAGTAATCCTTGAGGAATTTCTCGTCCTCAATGGCGCGTTTTAGCTCTTCAAGCGAAGAATCGGCCAGGGAGTTCATAAACTGGCGAGCGCAAAGGATTATCCCCCTCTGTCCGGCCTGCCCGTACATATAGCCGCGTATTGCGGCCATCTTTGCAAAGCTGCGCGTTTTTGCGCTACCTCGTCCACCGCATGACCAGCGCGTGTCTGCTGGCCCATCGAAGACGGGGATTAGCTTATCGGGGATTTCAATCTGTGTTGTTGCCACGCATGGGGACCAGTTCAATGCGGGTCACGGTGGTGAGAGGCTTGTCAGGATCGCCGGATAGCTCCAGCTTGTCGCCGTATATCTTTGGCAGCATCTTGGAAAGCATCCACTTTCGCGTATCAACTCGCAGGCGGTTGCGAGCTATGGCTGTCGGGCTAAGGTCTAGTGTGGTGTCTTCACCGTCATACCGAACCTGAACCTCTTTTTCGTCGGCAATGTCT